GTAAATAACTGATTCGGTGTCATATTATAATCAAGATATTCAACACTATATTTTTCTTTCTTTAAAGCTTTCTCTAAATTAGACCAATATTTACTAACTTCCTTTTCATCTTGTGATATCATTTTATCACCAATATTTGCAAAAGAATAATTTGTAATTAGATCCCAATCTCTAGGAGGTGAATATCTATATAATACTGCTTTTTTTTCTTTAGGATTTTCCCATTGTGATTTTGTTGGAAACCATTCTAATTGCATTGAAAGAGGAGTAAACCAATATTGTTCTAAATTAACAGGTACATACTTATGCCACATTCTTCGGTAATTCTTATCAGTATGTTTCATTAATCCCTTACCACGGAATGCACTTTTATAAGTCCTTAACATATTACCAAAAGATCTTCGTATTGTAACATACTTATATTCAATATTTGATTGCCATTGTTTGTGTATTAAATATTCAATTTTATCTTTTGTAGATTCTTTATTATTAAAGCTTTTTTTCTCATGGGTAATGTCAATTAAAATCTTTATTTTAATAGGTCTTATTTCATTTAACCATAACCAATAATTTAAATTACAAACTATATCCCCATATCCATAATCTACGAGAACACTGACCCATTTAGATAAGTCTAGATCAACAGTATTTCTGAATGTAGAATCAATACTATTCTCATGAATATATTCGTGTTCTAATTGATGATAAGGTGTCCACCTATTATTAGGCAACAATATCCTACCATCTTCAAATAAAACTTCGATGGATTTTTTCTTTAATGACATATTATACCCTATTTCTGTAATAAAATCAAGGATTTATTTTTTTTATTTTTTCCTTGATTTTTTTATTTAGATATGTTATAATAAATATGTTGTTGCCACAGAGGAATATATAATTTAGATTCCAATGTGAAACATACGATATTTAAATTGTTGTTCATTATATTGAGAAATTCTCTCTTTAAAATGTTTGAGTGTATAATTAGTATACGTTTTATAAGACAAATCATCAGAAATATCATACAAAGTAGCTTCCTCTTTTTTACTTCCTTTTCGTAACCCTCTACCTATTGATTGTAAGTTCCTTATTTTAGATTTAGAAGGGCTAGCAAAAATGATATTGTGAAGGTTCCTAATATTAATACCAGTACTAAAGGTACCAAAGCTTGCAATGATAATAGCATCTCGCTCTTGTTCAGTAATTCTTCTGATTTCTTCTCTGTCTGATCCATCTACTCCTCCATGAACAAAAAATACTTTTCTATCTTTATTTACCTTTTCTTGTATTATATTATATAATATTTCACCATGTTTTTCAACGAATTGATACAATAATAATGTATTTCCTGTTTGATCACATGCAAGATTACGAATGAATTTATTTCGTTTTTCATGATTAATAAGGAAAGAAATCTCATCTTGGTAATTAAACTTTTTAGCTGATAACTTTTCTTCTTGTGTATATCTGAATACTATACATTGTATATTAAATTGAGCTAAGTATCCTGCATCAATTAAATCTTTTGTTTGTGTAACTTGAAAAACAGGACCAAATAACCCTTCAAGGATCAATTTATGAGTTTGGGAATCATCTAAAGTTCCAGTAGTTCCAAACTTCCAACGACAGTTTTTTAGCTTACTCATTACTGAGGTTAAAGATTTTGCTTTAAATAAATGTGCTTCATCGCCAACCATAAAGCGGAACTCTTTAAAGTAATCTTTAGGCAAAGCATAGATAGATTGCCATGTAGAGATTACAACTTGTTTATCGGTTTCTTTTTCTGTACCAGCAGTGATTAAATGACAATGTTCTTCAACATTCCAATCATCACTATATTCTTGAAAATCGGTATACATTTGTTGTACTAGTGATACAGTTGGTACCACTATTAAACTTCTTGTATTAAAATACCTAAGTAACAAATATATTATGAAAGATTTACCAGATGCTGTCGGTGATAGAAGTAAACATCTATCCATATTAATACAATGCCTAACAGCTTGTAATTGATAATCTCTCGGAGTTAAGTTTAAATTAAGCCGTTCACTATATCTAGTGCAATCAATATCACTAAAATTATGATCCCCGACCGTAACACCTTCGTCAATTTGTAACTCATAGTCTCCGGTTTCACAAAACTTTTTAACGTATTCATATAACCCATAGTACAGTTGCCTTTTTCTAACATCAAACAATCTGATTTTTCCATCCCAGAAACCATTTCTGTATGACGGAGTAAATTTCGCATTTGGAATTTCAAAAGTAAAGTAGTCGTTTAGCTCTGCAGCCTGCGAAGCATCACAATCAATAAACATATGTACATCATCTACTTTACTTAGCTTCATGATCCCATTGTAAATCTTAAAAAGTCAATTGCTGATCGAATATTATATCCTCTAGTATTTAGGGACTTGATAATTGACTCTAGAAAATCTACTTTCTGTTTTATATAGTCTAATTTTTCATCTGCTTTAATTAAATCATTATCACCGGCAAGATATGTTTCTATTTTAGGTTCATATCCTTTAATAATTTTATACATGAATGGTTCCCAACCGAGTTCCTCTAATTCATCTTGACTCATTTTACCAGCATAGTAAATAGTCTTTAACTTTAGAAGCTTCTTTTTTTCGTAGAAATATTTTCTTTGTTGGAGACATTCATCATTATATAACTCCAAATATTTACTATGAAGATTGGGTATTTTTAATAATTCAACATCTAATTTAGTATCGTCGATATGACAATCTTTTTGCCATAACAACTGTATTTCACTTAATTTCATATTACATTGATGGTTTTAATCTCGTCATTTCATAATAGTTATATTGAAAAGCTACATCTGCTGTTGCATATGTAATTTCAGAGGCCTGAATATCAAAGTTTATTGATGATATTGATTTTGGCCATAGGTCATAAAAGTCAAATCTTAATGCTGGGTTTTTTGAACCGGTGAGTACAAATAAAGAGCCTTGTGTTTTAATTTTATCTGCAGCTTTAGCTCTTTCATATTGTTGAAAACTTTCTGGCTTACCTAATCCAAGTATCCATTCCTGAATTTCTTGCCAATTTCGCATATATTCATCTACTATCATTGTGATAGTAAATTCATCATATACAAGATTATCACCTGCTACCCAATGTTGTCTGTGGGGGGTTGCTACTGGTATTTCTGTGATAGATACTCCAGGTATTACCGCCTGTGAGCAATAGAATTGTGTTTCAGGAAGAGCTTGACAAGAGAACCTGAATCCAGTAGGCGAAAGATAATTTATATTGTCTGGTTGTTTTGTTGCTGCCATGAAACCTCAAAAAAAAAGGGTAAGGAAATCTAAGACCCCTTACCCTTATTTATATCACTTAATTTAATACAAGATTACATCAAGTTTGTAACAAGACATCGTCTGTAATAAACGTTTGTGTTATATGTGAGTGATCCATCACTGGATGCAGCGGTTCCTGTTGAGAAAGGATTCGATACCATTCCGTATCGTGTTTTGAATCCAATCTTTGGCTGGAAGGAATTCTCACCAACCGCACGTACCATTTGTAGTGGAACGTATGGGCAGTAGAAAAGTCCTGCGTCATAAGCTGACGAACCTTTATATCCAATCACAAACCAGTTTGTGTCTTGAATAGTTGCATATGGATCAACATATACTTTGTAACGACCATTAAGAGTACCAGCAAAAGTTGATTGTGTATCATCAACATTCAACGATCCACCTGGAACGGCAGATTGATAATCAAGCACTCCTGCCATTTGCAGTGCGGAAGCAACATCCGAAGAAGTCATAAGGATATTCCCTTTTCCTCTACGTGTGTCGTGCCCGATTGCATTAGCTTCGCGCTCAATCTGGAACATGAGACCCTTAAATTTCTCAACCATCCAGCGACCGTTTGAATCGACATCCATATCGAATGTACCGGCGGAGGCTACGTTGGTTTGGGCACCAGTTTTGGCGTTACCGTAAATTGTTCGGATAACTTCGCGGTTAATCTCCGACAGAATCTCTGAACTCAAAATATTTGAAAGTTCAGTTTCAGCATCAAGACCATGAATTGCTTTTAAGTCTTGTGCCAATTCCATCGTGTACTCACCTTTGAGAGCACGTGTTTTCGCTGTAACAGTTACCTTATCAATTGAGAAGGCCATTTCTGCGAAAGCATTGGAAGCTGAATCGCCAAGTGCTTCACCCGTAGTCGTAGTCATTCCACGACCTGGGAGATATGCAAGTGAACTAGATGAGGCAGCCGCGGGGTTACCATTTGATGTGTGAGCGGAAGTTCCACCAGCTTTCAATCCAGATACTCCGGAATCAGACTCACTGAAAAGTGCTTCTGAACCAGTCTGGCTTGCATAACGGGACTTCATGGCGAAAATTAAGCCAGTCGGACCTGTCATAGGTTGAACACCACAAACATCGTATGCGATTAAGAGAGGCATACTTCTGCGAACTAAAGAAATAAGTACTGGGTCATAACCCTTGATATTTCCAGCTGTATTACCTATACCGGCACCAACAGCGTTCGTAGGAGAGCTCTCAAATAAAAGTGAAGAACCGCCTTCTTCCTGGATCGACTTCTCCTCATTCTCTAACAGAACTGCTGTAACAGCTTTTCGGTAAGAGTCTTTGATTTGAGGAAGATCAGGATGGTCAAGAACAGGACCCCACTTCTCTTGTAAATTTTCGGATAAAAACATTATTAATCTCCTAAATGTTTTATTATAAACTACTAAAAAAAGTTGTTATTATTATCTAACTTGTCGTGAAATAGCCGACATGTATTTATCCATTCCCTCTTGTAAATGAGTGGGATTGGATTCATCATCATTTGATGATTCTATGTCTTCGACCATTGCGACTTTTTTGTCTTCCGATGGAAAATAATTTTCCTTCAGTACTTCAACCTTCTGTTCAAAGTCCTCTGCGTCTTCAGCATCAACATTTTCAGCTAAATCTGCTACTTTTTCTTTTTGGGTTTCCGTCAAGTCTTTTGTAATAGTGCCTAAGACCTTTTCTTTTTTAAACTTAGTAAGTTCTGATTGAACTTCTACATTTTTCTGAATTTGACCGTTGAGTTGCTCTTCAAGACCTTCTACTTTTGTAAATAGATCGTCCACAACATCAACTTTCTCTTCCGGGATTGTAATGTAATGTTCAGTAAATAGATTTTTAAGACCAACTAAGAATCCTTCTGTTAATTCTGTGCGGATTCCTTTTTCAATGGCAAGTTTATTTTCCTTGACCCATTCTTCAGAAACATAGTTAAGATAGCTATCTACCTTATTAACTAGCTCTTCTTTATATTCGTCAATCTCTTCAGAAAGCTGAACTGTCATTTGTTCTTCAAGTTCTTGCTCTCTTTCAATTATTACTGAATTTACTTTAGCTTGCACCGCGGCTTCAAAGATAGTACTTGCTTTTTCTTTGAATGTATCAGAAAGCTCTTCGCCTTCGGTTAATGCGTTGATATCATCAGCGACATCAATTGGTTTTGTATCAGTAGACTCTTCTGTGCCTTCTGTTACTACATCTAAGGATTTTAGAATGGATTCGTAATTAGAAGAAATCTGATCTTTCTTCAGTTTTCCTAATCTCTCATAAACAGCAGCCATCATACCGGCTTTTGTTTTAGGTAAGGAATCTTCTTTTACCTTTTCCATTGATTCACCCTTATCGCTCCATTTTGCTTTTCCCTTAACTGGGTTGCCCATAGCTGTACCAGATCCTTTTACTTGATTTGGATCAGGTTGTTCTTTACCATGGTCGCCATCTACTTTTTCAGCAGATTCGCCCTTGCCAGCTTTAGGTTTATTATCAGCCTCTTGTACCACTCGTGCTTCCTGAACAAGACCTATCTCTTCCAATAGCTCATCAGTTTCTTGGGAAGACAGACCCTCTTCTTCGCATCGTGTTTTAATCTGTTCAACGAGCTCTTCCCTTGCCTCGCCATCTAATTCCAATGCTTGTTGAGCTAAAGTCTCTAGTTCGTTCACACTATTGGCAAGAGACTGCTGTTTTTGGACAGTTTCTTGTTCAGACATTTACAATCTCCTATGAATTTTTAGTTACTGTATATATTTATAAAATTAAAGCTTTGATAAAAACTTTTCAAAAGACTCAGCGTAAACCGATTCGTCCCTCGTTTTCTTAGCAAATTCTTTAACTATAACGTTTTTAATTTCTTGTACTTCAGCTTCTTTTAAAATACCGTTATCCCAAACCCATTCCCTACCTTCCATGATGCCTTCTACGAAAGCCATGGGGGCGGAAGGATCTGCAACAATATCACCAGCCGTTGCAAGATGAAAATCGTTTTGCACAATTTGTGCTCCACCTGTAGTTTTCAGAGAACCCATTCCTCTGGAACTTACACCTAACTTCGCACCTTCGTCAATTAGGTTCTTAACAATTTTCCCGTAGGGAGTTTCCATGATTTTCGCCTTACCCGTAAAATTGGGTCCATCCTGCTTCAACTCTTTAATCATGTGCGATACCCTTTCCAGATTAATCGTGGGTCCATCTGGATGACCTAGTTCGCCAAAAGCCCTATTTGTTTTAATGTATTGGTTACTATAACGATCAACTTCTTTCGCCATAGTCTCCATAGGGTATATGCGACCATTTCTGTTTTTCTGTTCTGCTTGAAGGAAAACACCTTTAATGAAATAACCTTTTTTGTCTCCCTCTGATTCAACCAGAGTTTCTATTTCTTCATTTACTTCGCAAATTAGTTTCATTTGTTTTCCTTAATAACTTGACCTAGCAACCGGTGTATACTGCGCATTTGTTACACTAGCCTTAATAAACTGGTCTGCATCTTTTTGTATAATTTGTACTGAACCAGCAGGTAATGAAATTGAGCCAACTACAGTTCCGTCTGTGCCCGATGCTGTTCCGTCACTATCTATAATAGTAATTAATGTAACAGCGGTAGTAGTTACGGCTACAGCAGTAGCGTTTCCTAAACTCAAATTTGTTGTTGTACTAGCAGTATTTGCAGCTTTTAATTTCATTGTCTACTTTCTAAAGTGTATGTTTTATTTATACTAATTTAATGTCGTAGTTTGCTGGCTCTGTCGTTCCTACCCG